TAACTTAGGCGTGACTTCGTCGCCCCACCATGATTCTTCTGCGATGACACCGTTTAGGGTGAGTTCATCTTCGTCTGTTTCTTCGTTATGGATCCAGTTCCAAAACTTATTCAAGTGTTTCACCCCTTTCGATGATCTGTCGTAACTGTGCCGCCACCTTTTCATTCTCTTTTTCATTTAAATTTTCTTTTCCAGCTTCTCCCATGTTTAGAGGAGATAAAAATATATCCCCTTTCGGTCCGATCCCATTCATATTTTCAAGACGTAATACATCGTTGACCGAAAGCCAACCCCACTGCCTGGCAGTCGCATAGGCGGTGTAGCGTGACACAATGTCACCCCGAAGAAGTGCGTCAATTTTGAATTCGAAATACTTACCAGCCATACGATCTGCAGGTGTTAGAAGCTGAAGGTTGAGATTTTCCTCCCACCTTTTGAAGTGCGGCAGCATCGTATAGATGATGAATTCCAGGGACTGATGCTCAATATTGTTATTGGTGGACCGGGTTAAATCGCCAATAAGGTGAAGCGGTACCCGAAACATCCGAGCGATGTCCTCAATCTGAAACCGTTTTGACTCGATGAACTGGGCGTCCGAGAGTTTCATCGTGACCGGTGAAAACTTCATTCCTTCTTCCAGAATCATCGGTGTTCCGGAGTTCTTCATACCAACGTAATTCCTCGTCAGATCGCTCTTTAGTCGTTCAAACGCTTCACTACTAAGCGCTCCTGGATGTTCAAAGATGCCTGAGGTCATCACGCCGTTTTTATAGAAATTTTGCTGAAACGACTCCTGATAGAGTCCAACTCGAAGGGCGCTCTGCGCGTATTCGATCGGCGTTACGCCGGTATACCCGTTCATCGATAGTCCGGGGATGTGCAATATATCGCGCCTGGAGAGCGGTTCCTGGGTTTTGCTGTCGAGATGGTATTCATAAGCCCCGGTTGTTTTGTCGATTTGGATATGCACCCGGTCCCATGAGATCGGTCTGAGCTGAATGATCTCGCCATAGGCATTTCTGATCTTCTGAGCAAACATATTACCACCGAGGTTAATGCTCGACATGCCGAACTCCTTAAAGGCGCCCGGCGTCATTTCATCGCTTGGTGCATTATGCAGCAGATCATGCTCACGGGCGTTTGACAGTACCTTTCGATTTCTTTTTGCATCCTTCTGATATAGAAAAATTGGACACGAGGCGAGCGTTTCTGATAGCACCCGGTTACAGGCAAACACAGCCGAATAGGCAAGTGCAGTGTCGGCATCCACCGCACCATAAGAAGTTGAGGGCAGATCTTCGCCGGCTAAAAAGTCATTTGCATATTTCTGAAGGATACTCATGAGGTTATTTTCCGGCATGATCGCTAGTTTTAATCGTTCCCAAAAATTCAAATTCGATCACCCCCTAAAGTAACGACGCCATGCCGCGCCGCTCGTAGACGCTTTGATTGTCTTCAAGTTTCATGGCAATCGACATGGCGTTGATCATGGCCACAATAACGTCGATTTTCTCAATGGACTTATTCTTCATCGGCTTGATGTTCCCGTTGCCGTCAATGGCAATGGTGACATTACCAAAGCACCATCGGGCCACCGGGTTCTTTTCATGAGTGAGTTCACCTGTTTTCATCAGTCGTTCAATTTCCTTCATAGCTGGATTCATGTGTAACATCGTCTGAGGCATCTCGACGACTTCTAGTCCTTTTTTCATCAGCCGCTGTGTTAGCATCCGGCTGTTCCATGGGTCTGTCGCAAGTGCGGCAATATGGTACTGACGCGATAAAGTCATGATTCTGGCTTCGACGAATTCGTAATCGATGACATTTCCGGGTGTGGCATGAAGGCACTTTTCACTCACCCAGCGGTCGTAAGGTACATGGTCACGCCGAATCCTTTCATGCATGTTGTCTTCCGGGATCCAGGCTTCATAAATGGCTCGCCACTCACGTATCCCCTTTTGAGGTGGGAATAACAAGCATAGTCCAGTGATGTCGCCGGTGCTCGAAAGATCCAGGCCACCGTAGCATTTCTTACCAACTAGTTCTGTAAAATCCCAGTCACCGATGGTTCTGTCCCATAGCGTCAGCGGCAGCCAACCGGTACGCTTAAGACTGATCCACTGATTGAGTCTGAGCCAACGAAAAAGACGCTCTTCAGATTCGCTGTTTCTTGCTGAGAGCGCCGCTTGGCGTACGGTTTCTATGTCAATGGTTTGATCCAGGGAGGGGTTGACCTTATACCACAGTGCTTCATCCCAGGGGTCGGCGTCTTCCGGTGCGCCGTAGATTTTAACGTACCACCTGGGATCGACAATCTCACCATCCAGGATCCGCCTGGCCTTTTCGTGGATTTCCCAACCGATACTCAGGCGGTCCGGGTCGTCGCCTGCAGTCGTAATGACCCACCAGATCGGTTCACGTCTGGCATCGCCGGCTCCAAAGGTCATAACGTCCCAAAGGTCCCGGTTTGGCTGGGCATGAAGCTCGTCAAAGATGACGGCGCTGGCGTTAAGGCCGTGTTTGGTGTACGCCTCACTTGATAAAACCTGATAAAAAGACCCGGTTTTGAGATCCTCAAGCCGTTTGTGACTTGCCCTATATTTACAACGCCGTTTTAGCACCGGACTTTGGTCGACCATATCGACCGCAACGTCAAAGGCGAGGGATGCCTGCGCTCTGTCTGATGCGCAGCCGTATACCTCGCCTTTGATTTCATCATCTGCAAATGTGTGGTAAAGTCCAGCCGCTGCAGCCAGCTCTGTTTTCCCGTTTTTCTTTGGAATCTCAAGGTAAACAAATCGAAACTGCCGCTGATCCCGTTCATCCAGAGTGCCGTAAACCTCCTCGATAATGCTGCGCTGCCACTTCAATAGTTCAAAATTCTCCCCGCGCCATTTGCCTTTGGTGTGCTTAAGCCACTCGATGAAATTGACAGCTCGCTGTGCGCGAGATGCGTCATACATCGCGGACGCTCGCCTTTGGCGTATTTAAGAGTTTCAGCATTGGATCTTCATCGTCCTCCGCCTTACTCTTAGCCAGACCAACGCGGGCGCGGGACACCGGATCAAGCAGAAGTATTTCACCGTATTTTTTGATTTGACCTGCTGCCTCGTTTGCGACGGTGAGCCATGGATTCTTGCGCTGCTTATCGTCGCCCTTAAACTTGGCGACTTCTGCGGTTTGGCGTACCATGGCGATGGCTTTTCGGTAAGTCACAAGAGCTTCGCAGTAAACTTCAAGTGCGTTGACGTCAAGGTCATTGAGGATGGGCGCGTCAAATTCCCGGTAGAGTTTGACGATTCGTTTCCATTCTTTCTTCGCTTCGGGGCTCAGATGGGCTGGGCACCTTAACATAGCCGACTGGATTTTTGGTTCATGAGCCTGTCTGCCCTCAAGTTCCTTTTTCGTGAGTCGGTTTTTATCGTTGGTCGCTTTCATGACCTCGAATGGGTATGGTTTTCGACCCGCCATCATCTTCACCCCCTAATGTTAGCCTTTGATCCCCTTGTAGTTGAAATTACCTTTGCTGATTTCGTCGTGGTCCGCTTCTACCGCTTCCTGATAATCACTTCGTTTGGTTTCAGCTTCTTTACAATTTAGGCAGAGGCAGTCGGAATTGTACATCGACATGATTCTCCCCTTTTCAAGGGATCCTCCACATCTGTCACAGTTTTTCTGATTGAAAAAACGGTCCATATCATCACCTCTTGTTTATTCAACCTCAACATATTCCATGATGATTCTAAGCGCTTCATTGTAACTGCCAGAGTTCATGACCTTATTTGACATTTCTTTGGCTTCGACAATTTGTCCGTTTTCTTTAAGAACCTTGCTCGCTAGTCCCATCAAATTAAAAATATTGCCATTTTCGCCGATCAGTTTACATACTGGTTTCATCTTCAGGCTCCCTCTATGAGTGGTGTTAATTTACAGCTTACATAACGCTACACATAAGTTGTACCAATGATTATGTCAACTTAAGCATCAAAATATTTCTCTAATTTCCATTGATTTGGTAATTGTTTTAATATACCATTAATGACATATCAAAGATAAAGGGGCGTTCAAATGAGATCGACAGGTATTGTTAGAAAAGTGGATGAACTAGGCCGTGTCGTACTTCCAATCGAAGTTAGAAGAGTCTATGACGTAAAAGAAAAAGACGGACTTGAGATCTTCACCGAAGGGGAAACTATTATTCTCAAGAAATATGCGCCCCATTGCTGTTTCTGTGAGACCGTTCGTAACACGACGAATTTTAAAGGCAAATTGATATGCACAGATTGCATTGAAGTGATTAAGGAAGCTGGCCGTTAAGCCAGCTTTTTTCAATCCTCAAGCCCGCAGTACCTCGGATATGAGTATCCCTCTGACGAAATTAATATGGTTTCGCCAGCAAGGAGGTTGATGACCCTGATGCATCTCAAATCAGCCATTTTCATTGCTGCCACCATCCTCTTTGTCGATCCATGGCTGATCTTCGAGTAGATTACTGGCGAGCGCCTGGAAGTCAGCATCACAGAGGCCGACTTCTTTGGTGACCACATACTCCGATCCGCTCATGCCCTCTTTCTTTGCAATTCTGGTGGCCACCTTTAAATCGTGGAGATCAGCCATTTTCCTGCCGAAAAGCGCCATCATTTAGGTTACCCCTCATCCCTGATAAATTTACCGGTTTCGAGAAGCTCTCTAACTTCAGCGCCTTCGTAAACCATGCATTCGTTGTCCATATCATCCGTTGGGATGAGGACATAATCACTGCCCCATCTGCCGACTATTTCATAAACTCTGTTTGAATAAGAAGTCCTGAAGCGTTCGCCCTTTTGAAATTTCATCCATTCTACCCCCCGTGACAGTATTGGTTAGTCTATATATCACTCAAAACACAGGTAATAGCAAGGGTTATACGTCTTTTTCAGGACCTATTTTTAGTTCGTCATATGCTCTCGTTAAACCATCCCTGATAAGATGAACGCCACTAGATTCTCCCATAAAATTGAGAAATCGATGAACAATCACATCCACGTATTTTGTATCCAGTTCAATCATTCGGCATTCCCGCCCCAGCTGCTCACAGGCTATTAAGGTACTGCCGCTGCCGCCAAACGGATCCAGGACGATGTCCCCTTCCTTGCTTGAGTTGGCAATAAAATAACCGCATAGTCCGATCGGCTTCATCGTGGGATGTTCGCCGTTCCTAAGCGGTTTATCGTGTTTAATGATGGTGGTTTGTTTACGATCCCCATACCAGGCATGGCTTGCGCCATCCTTCCAGCCGTAAAGGACCGGTTCGTGCTGCCACTGGTAATCTTGGCGACCCATGACGAGGGAATTTTTCTCCCAGATGAGACACTGCCTGAGATTATAACCGGCTGCCTTGAATGCGCTTCTGAAGTTATAGCCCTCGCTGTCGGCGTGGAAGACGTAAATTGGTGCGCCTTTTTTCGAGTACTCATGCATAAGGCTAAATGCATCGGTCAGAAACTTCAAGAATTCCAGATCAGCCATTTTATCGTTTTGAATTTTGAGTTTTTCATCGGTGCCGCCCTCGTAGTCGACGTTGTACGGCGGATCCGTCAGCACGAGGTCTGATAGCGCATCACCCATCAGTTTTGAGATATCGTCCCTGACTGTCGCATCCCCGCAGATCACTCTGTGCTTACCCAGTATCCAGATGTCACCAGGACGTGTGTTCGGATTTTCCGGCGGTTCCTCGTAAAAGTCATCATCCACAACCGCATCATCCCTTAGGATCCGTGCCATTTCTTTTTCATCAAAACCCAGGATTGAAAGATCAAAGTCATCAAGACTCTCAACCTCAACGCTGAGAAGTTCAAAGTCCCAGGATGATTCCTCTGCCGTTCGGTTGTCGGCGATCCTGAACGCTTTGATCTGAGTTTCTGTTAGATCTTCAGCAATAATGCACGGAACTTCAACCAGACCTAGCTTTTTACTTGCTTTATACCTTGTGTGACCCGCGACGATGGTGCCGGCCTTATCGATGATAATCGGGACCTTAAATCCAAATTCTCTAATGGATGATGCGACCTTTTCAACTGCTGCGCCATCGTTCTTCCTTGGATTATTGATATAGGGGATGATTTCATCAAGGCGCTTCAGAATGATCTTTATTTCCTTGGATTTTTCAGGGCTGTTTTGAGAAGTCAAAGCGTCATCTCCTAATTTTTGGTTTCATAAATCGAAAAAATTTCGCGCGAAAGGCGCGGCCCGGTCTAATTGCAACGGTTTCAGAGGTTTTCACCCCCCCCTACCCCCTCGGTGGCTTTCTTCTCCTGAATCTGTCTGGTCCATGAATGGCTTCGTGGCACGGTGCGCAGAGCGCTCTCAGGTTGTCAAACCTTAGTCTGTCTCCACCTTCACTGATGGGTTTGATGTGATGAACAAGTACAGCTGCTCTGAACCTACCCTGTTCGAGACAGTCCTCGCAAATGGGGTGGTGACTAAGGTAGGTGTTTCTAACCTTCTGCCAACGGGCGTCGTAGCCGCGTTTTGTCGCGCTGCCACGGTACTCGTTGTAGTTTGAATTACGCTGAGCTTTCTCACGGTCGTGGAACACTTGATGTTCATCGCAGTACCCTGACTCAGTAAACTTGCTACAGCCCGGGTGGCTGCAGGGGCGCTTAGGTTTCATTGGCAAAGTGTCTCGCCTCCTGACCCCGAAAGGGGTGGTCCGCGCCGACTTAGTTTCAGTGGGATTCGCGGACCCGTTTTGTCAATCAAGCGCACTTGGCGCAAGTTGTCTTATTTAGCTGCTTTCTTACCAATGTTGATGTACTCTGGTTTGTGATTGCTTGTGAGGGATTCATATTCATCATCGGTTAGAATGCGTTTAGCTGCGTTTCTGAAATAGGACTCTTTCGGCAGCCGTCCATGACTTATAAGCCTTATCAGCTTCTGGCAACCGCGGGCGCTTCGAAAGTGAGCGTGTCCTTCCCGGCCATAGATGAAGACAATGTAGCCGTCGTGGACTTTCTTAAATCGGAGTTCGCTTTTAAACGTCATCTCATCACCGATCCTCACTGCATTTTGGGCACAAAAAAGGCCGCCGTTGAAGGGGTGGTCAATCGACCGGCGGCCCTGTACATACTTTCTGACACTAACATAATAACACAGAAAGACATGCCTTTGTGCTCATCTTTTCGTCATCATTTTTAAATAAGGTATCCGAGCCGTTCTGCAATAAGTTCAATGATTTCTCTCTTCCACCGGGTGAAGGTGCTTTGCGAGATGTTAAGCTGCATCTGAATGCCTTGGTCGGTGAGCTCTCTTTCAAAGTATTTCATACGCACAAGCTCAGCTTTACCTGACTCATCAGCTTTACTAAGCAGTCTCAGAACATAATCGATGGCTCTGAGTCTACGTTCCACTTCAAGAAGAACCGCACTGCTGAGTGCCAGGACTTTTTTGGCAGTTGGATTGCTGATAGCACCTTTGACCTTGATGCCATCACTATTTCCACTTTCATCAAAGATCTGCTGACGAAGCCGATTGAATTCTTCCTTGTTTGAATGATAGTTAAACAGTTCAGCTTCTATGACTTTATAATTCAATTGACGCTGGCTCATTCGCTTCATCCTAGTCCCTCCGATTTACACTCTAAAATGGCACTTCATCGTCATCGAGTAGGTCCATGAAGTCCTCGCTATTTGTCACTAGGATCTCTTCTCGCGATGAATTTTTATATTCTTGTCGTGGGGCTTGATAGTTTTCCGCTCGATCCAGGTATTCAATTCTTGTTGCGATGACATCACAAGTATAAACCTTAACGCCATTTTTCTCGTAACTTCCCGTTTGAATGCTGCCCTCCAGGGCAACGCGCTGACCTTTTTTCAGATACCCTGAGGCAATCTCAGCGGTCTTACCCCATGTGATGATCCTGGGAAAGTCAGCCGTGGGGATCCCGCGCTGCTTGTAATCTTCCTTTTTTTCTTTGCTTAGCTGTCTTCCGACTGCTAGAACAAAACTGCACATGGCCTGCCCAGATGGCATATATCTTAGTTCAGGCTCGCTGGCGAGCCGACCTACCAAATTTATTGTATTCACGATATGACCTCCTCGGGCTAAACCAATTGATTGGGATCATCACTTATTTTTCTTGTGGTTCTTCCATTTTCAAATGAGCTGAAGCGTTCGTCCTCATTGCCGCTTTTAAATGCGAGAATTATTTCGTAGATTCTAAACACCTCGATGAAGTCATCCTCAGTGAGTTCAGTTTTACCTTTTGCATAAACAGTTGACACTCCCTTTGTGGCATAGCCGCATTTCGTGCAAATTTGTATAAATTCATCTTTTGTCATAACTCACCTTCTCTCCTAACCTATTTCTTCAATCTCAACGACGATTCTTGGATTAAGCTGATCGACCAGCACATAGTCTCTGATATCGCCGATTTCTTTCCAGCCGTCATTTTTAAGTGTTCCCGCGCGCACCAAAGCGTCCCAGATGAATTTCTTAGCGCTGATTATATTGTCTTTGTCCCGTCTTTGATTGGGTTCATACCACCAGTGGCTTAAATTGACCTGGCGAGTGATTCTGACGCCAGGAAGCTGTGACCGGATCAGCCAGACTATATCGCCTTCGACCTTTTTCTTTTGGTGCGCGCCTTGATAACGATTTGATCTTCCGGCTTCGATGATATCGTTTAGGCAAGGCAGGCGGCCTGGAATGGTTAGGTGGTAGATCATTCAATTCGCCTCATTCCGATAGCGGCATCTGTTATCATCGTCTTGACATCGCTTGGTAGTGATTCTCGTTCTTTAGCAAGTTTTTGCTTGATGACAAATGATTTTATGAATTGAGACTGTATAACTGTCTCAAGTACTGACTGATCCATCTGTGCCCATTCTTTTAGTGAATTATGAGTTCCAATAGCTGATTGAACTTCCGGAGGTAGAAAATCAAACTCCGACTTTGAATTGTATATCCCGTTCTTAATTGCTTTTCTGACGAGTCCCCAAGCCTCCATACCTGTCATACCTTGCGATTGACCGCTTATCAATCTTGATTTCTCAAGGATTTCAGCGATCGTAGGCACATAGGTTGACTCAACGATGATTGACTTAACCGCTTTTAAGATCAGCGCGTTGCTATATTCTTTGAGTATATCCGTCCAGATATCGATCATCATTTCTGCTGTTTGAGGTGTTCTAGGCTTGGTTAGGTGAGCTGGATACGAAGCGCTTATCAGCGCAAGCAGCTGTGCAGTTTCTTGTCGCGTCATATCTAACCTCCGAATGGATTGTTATTGTTTGATCCTTTTCCCTTTGCAGCTTCCCAAATAGGATCATTAACTTGGCGATTATCATAAATACCTTCCCCGACTTTTACAAAGTTAGCTGACTTAATAAGCCAATCAAAGTTACATCCTGTCCACTTGCCATCGCGACCTGAAAGAAAATCTGAAGCTGCGGCTTTTAGAAATACAGCTTCGAAACTATTCATATCTGATCCGCTTTGCTTCCATCTTGTTTTAATGGTTTTCTTACGCTCAGCTGTGATGATTGAGATTTTAGGCATTGTAGTGCAAATATCATGATAGAGTTGGACAATAACTTCATAGGGGATTGATTCCCGCTGCGAATTTGTGTCGTATATGGATATGGATCCGGATAAGGATTCGGATTTGGATAAGGATTTGGATAAGGATAAGGATAAGGATTTAGGCCGCAACTCGCCGCAACTCGCGGCAACTTGCGGCAATTCGCCGCGAAAATTTACTTTTTCGATGATTTGGCTACCTTCATCTAGTGGTTTTGGATACTTTGAACGAAAATTTCTAACCCTTTGATGTACATTCCATTTGTTGAGATGTAGGTATAAACGGCCATCATTTTCGTATAATGTGATTAGACCAGCAGCACAAAGCCCTAAAATAATGCGATCAATTTCTTCAATATCAATTTCGTCCTTGATAGGGAAAAGTTTTGCTTTTAGAATTTTGGGTCTGGCGTCTAGTGTACCGTAATCATCACAGCTGACAATAAGACGGTAGAAAGTTATTTCTTCAAGTAGTCTAAGTTGATTAATATCTTCACTGTTGCAGATGGATTCCTTAAGAATTCGATTTGGCATCACTGGTCTCCCCCTTGCGCAGGAGGACAGCTATTGCTGTCCCTCCTCTGGTTCCTCATGAACCTGGTACTCGGCCTCAAACACGTTGTCGGATTCGATCTCGGTCATGTCCTTTGACAGCTCTGTTTTGATGGTGCCGTCCTGAACGATTTCGCGGACAAATTCCGTCTTGAGCGGCGCATATTTTAGGGCCTTTTTTAAGACAGTTTTCTTGGCCATCTCCTCAAAATCGCTGGTCCAAGGGCCGTTGCTGTAGGATTTACTATATTTATTCGCGTGGCTTTTCACTTCGTCATAAGTCATTACAACGAATCCATAACCACCGTTGATCAATTTGTAAACGGCGTAGACTTTAACTGGAACGCCCCTCTCACCTTCTGCTGGTTCGTGTTCAAGTTTTCGATTTAGGCCCAGTGAATATTCGAAAATGTCATTTGAGTAGACGATTTCGGCATAAATCTCTTTAAACTCTCCGCTTCGATGAGCTAAATCGATTAATCCTTTGTACCCTAACTGAAAACTGGCTTCCAGTACTCCTTTGTTACGAAATGGGATCAGGTATGCCTGTCCAAGCGGTGTATTGGGTTCAAGACCGAGCTGGGCTGCTTGCATCAGCGCACCCATAAATGACTTTGGACTGCATTCAGCGAGCTTTGGATTGGTGCTGATCGCAGTGAGAGCCATGCGCGTAAAACGTTCTGAAGTGATGATCGACGGCAGTGCCTTCTCAATTTCCGGCTGCATGGCGACGATCCACTGCTTGATATTTTGAGGTTGTTTTTTCTCCGTTTTTGACTGAAGTGCTGTTTTTGCATCCATTGGTTTGTCCTCCTATTTGACTAAAAAAACTCTGTAGCTACTCTGCTTTGAGAACCGCTCGTAAATTGCAGGTTCCCAGATTTTTAACTGGTTGCTATCAAGACGACTAGACGTCCTGTTTTTCCAGGTGACCTTACGGCTTCCAGCAGTCGCGACTTCGGCATCTTTCATTTCAATTTGGATTTTCTGTTCGATTTCATCGACTTGTTGTGTTAGATCATCAACGATTTTGTTCAGTTCATCACGTCGCTTAAGCAGCATTTCAAATTCAGATCCGAGTTCAATTGTCTGGCCCTCGTTTGCCCTTGGCCACAGCTTTTTAATTGCTTCCTGGGCCGCCTCGCTGCCGTCTGGTGCTGGCATCTCATCAGTAATGACATTACCCTCCCAGAAACTCTTTTCGATGTCTATGAGAGCGCTTATGACTTCTTCATCACGCTGAATCCGTTTGATTGCCAGCCTTTCGTTTCCGATCAGCGCTGCGATCCACCAAGCGTTTGCCCCGGTGACTGCCATGTAGTGATGCATCTGCATTTCATACATGATAGGGATCTTGTCATCTTTCCAGTCGCTTGACGAATATGATCCGGTGACTTTACATTCAAGACCCTCATCCGCACCAACAATTAACCGATCGACGTTGGCTGTCATCCAGTCAATCGTCTGATGTTGTAAGATGGCGTTCTTACGTCTCACCTTTAGCCCTGTGGCCTCCTCAAAGCGTCTTGCGACATAATCCTCAAGGTCGCGTCCTATACGCATGCGTTCAGTGTCTATGGTCTTAGCATCGCGCCCAGTTTTTTCAAGCCAGACGTCAATGGCACTTCTCCATGGATTGAGTCCTGCTATGGCGGCAGAGTCGCTGCCACCGATTGATTTAGTCCTGTATGCTAGCCACTCATCATGAGTGAGTGAAGCGGTTGACACTAATGTTCTAAAGTTCACAGGAGTGCCTCCTTTATGGTATAATAAGGGTGTCAATTTACATCTGAGTCTGATTGGGTGGCCACCCATCAGGCTCTTTCTTTTTTGTACAATTTGCATTCAATTTCCTGATCTACCAAGGCTTCGTCATTTTGTACTCTTAAAATTGCTTGGTCTTTTGCCTGTTCGTTTTTAACTTGTATCCTGCCGTCGATTAGGCCCTGCGCATATCCGGCCTTCTTCCCCTCAGAAAATCCAATTCGATGTCCGGTGAAAGTAAAGGTGAGCATGATAGCGATGAGAAGAATCAAGCCAAATTCATGCACGTTTTGACCACCTTTCTATTTGGATGATTTAATGACATTGATGGCTGCTTCAACGCCGAGCTGATAACTTTCTCTGGTTGAGATGATTTCAGCAATTTGGTCCCGAAGCTCACGTATTTGTGTTTCTGTTCGTGTAATCATTTCTTTTTCAGCTTGTCGTATCGCAACAATCATCTGTTCTTTCGGATCAGAACCAGGATTGAAGTTGCGGTCAACTGGTAGATCAAAAATCAACGTTTGATCTGTTTTTTTAATTGCTTTATAAAACGGACAGGATTTGACCCTAAGCGTCGATCCGACGCCACCATTTGCAACTCGTCTTTCGCAAATCCCGCGTCCTTTTGTGATGGGCGAGTAATACATACACACTTCGCACGTCTTTGGTCTTGTTGGTCCATTTTTAGTATAGTTTTTCATTTGGCCATCCTCCTTGTTTGTAATTGGTTATATTGCTGTTGGAGAGAATGAAATTCTTTAGTCATAATGGCACCACCTTACAAAAATGCGCCTAACGCACCTTCATTCCGAAAAAAATTTTATCGATAGCATCTTCATCTAGATTAAGTACTTCTGATATCTTTTGAATTTCCCATCGATAAAAATCTGTCTCTCCTTTTACCTTTCTGGAAAGTGTCATTGGGTTGATACACATTGCATTTGCTAGGCTTTTCATAGTCATATCGTTTCTGATGAGTTCAATTAGAAATGATTTTTTATCAAACATTCAATCACCTCCTCAATACAAA